AATGGGGCTTTTATGCTACAAAATACCAAAGCTCAAAAGAAAACATATGCGCTTAAAACTCACGCAGATTATAAGGCATATATCATTGAGAGTAGATTTGACGGCTTGCTGTTGCGTATCAATCAGCACGAGGTATGGACAAAACTCATAGGTGAGTTTAATGCTTATAACCTTTTGGCGGTATATGCTACAGCTACTCTATTGGGTATTGACGAACTCGAAGCGCTTACTCTTATCAGTGCCATAGAACCTGTGGCAGGACGTTTTCAGTATGCCGTATCGGCTACGGGAGTGATTACCATAGTGGATTATGCTCATACCCCCGATGCGCTTGAAAACGTGCTGAAAACCATCAACGATATACGCACTCACAACGAGACCCTCACTACCGTAGTGGGCTGTGGAGGCAATCGCGATAAAGGTAAACGCCCTATAATGGCTGATATAGCTACAACCCTCAGCGATAATGTAATCCTCACTTCCGACAATCCTCGAAACGAAGAACCTGAGACGATTCTTTCCGAAATGCAACAAGGGGTACAGCCACAGCACTTCTACAAAGTACAAACCATCACCGATCGTCGTCAGGCAATACAATCTGTTTGTAAGAACGCTCAAAAGGGCGATATCATCCTCATCGCTGGTAAGGGACACGAAACTTACCAAGAAATTAAAGGCGTTAGACACCATTTTGACGACTTTGAAATCGTACGGGAATACTTGGAGCTCTATAAGAAATAAGATTAGGTTTTAAGAGGGAAGTTTTTAAGTATTTACATCATTATAAAAATAAACATTTCCAAGAACTTAAAGCTCTTGGAAAAGTTTATTATGCCACTACTTTGTTTTAAGATTTAAATTGTGTATATTTATTTTCCTTATACGACGTTCATTAAAATAAAAAAAGCTCCAACTTTGTTGGAGCTTTTTTCGTGACCTCGACAGGATTCAAACCTGTAACCTTCTGAGCCGTAAACGGAAACGGACAAAAATCTCATTTTATAACATTCTTATTTTCAACGACTTTTAAAACGTCAAAAGTATGATTTTAGCTATTTTGTCTATATTTTACCTTGTCGGTAAGTTCATATATAATTCATTGTGTTAAAATACATTACACGCTTATTAATCGTAATTTTCTATTGTATGTAATAGTCGTTCCTTATAGGTGTATATATCGTCTAATGAGTCTATGAGAGTTCTACTTCTATTTCCATTGGTTTTAATATTTATTGGTTAAAATCTATCTAAAAAGCCATTCTTTCATAGAATGCGTGTGCTATTACCTGATAAAATCCTATTACATAGTTCATTCGTATAGTTTCCATTTCAAACGAAGGATTATTAAATTCAGGTAATGGGTCTGGTATAAGGTCTATATACCCTTCTTTCTTACTTCTTTTTACAATTTTTACAGTTCGTAACCCATTTTTGGTTACTATGGCGTAGATTTCATTAGTAGGGAAATACTCCCACCACTCTTTAATTTCTTTAAGACCTATTACAGAACCACTTTTTATGCGTTTTGACATTGAGTTTCCTGTAAGCACACAAGCGAAGTCTGCCCCCGCAAAACTTGGAGAGCTGATAACAAATGAAGGTTTCACTTGTGAAAACATTTCAGGGGAATTAAAACCTCCTGCAAAATCTACCTCATAGAAAGGTACTTTTACATTGGAAACCATATCATCAGTTATAAGCACAGGTAAAGAGTCGTCTTGTTCCTCACTCTCGTTATATTCGTTTTCTATCCTCTGAAAAAGGTTCTCAAAGGCTTCCAATATATCATCAGGTATATTCTCATTGCCATTGTCGTAGGCTTTGAGTTTTTTCATAGGTAAGTTGGTGAGTTCTTGAATGCGTTGCAAGGATAAGGCATATCTGTTACGCTCGGCTCTTAGGTATGTTTCCTCTTCTTCTTCGGGTTCTTCTTCAAGAGTATTTTGTACGAGCATTTCACCGTTGCCAGTAAGAAGCCATTGATAACTAATTTGAGGGAAAGTTGCAGTAATGGCATTTGCTAAATCGGCACTTATCTCGTTTCTACCATTTTTTATGTGATAGACTTTAACATTATCTTTTAGCCCTATTTCCTTCGCAAATTTATTATAACTCATTTTCAAATGTAATAATAGTTCTTCTAATCTCTTAGAACTTCCAGTACTAACATTTGTTTGTTTTTTTGAATTATTTTCCATACCTTTGCACTTTAAAAATTAAACATTACGTTGTTATGAGTAATAAAGCACCGTTCATAGATGATGATAAAATAGAAAGGATACTAAATATAGCAATGGTTATATTTGTACTTTGTGCATCATTTTTTAGTATTGTTTTTTCTATATTAGTAATTGTACAACTAATAAGAGGCTGTTAAAAGAAAATTGCTACATCTTTCCTATTATTTTTTAAGTATATATCATTCCCCAATACAGTAATGATAGTTTTTTTATTGTTTCCCATATATTTCTAAATGGTTTTAGGAAACTCTGTTTTTTCATCTTTTATTGGATGTGAGAGTTGTTTTTTCAACGCTTGTGTTTCTCTATATTCTTTTGCTTCTGCAAGTTTAGTAAATTCTACCTTTGCGCCTAATTTTTTAGCCTCTTCTTCTATCCGTTCTAATGAAATATTAAAAAACTCCCTTTTATAGTTAGTCATATTCACTCGATTGTCTACGAAAATGTTATGCAGCTTTGTTTCAAGTTCTGGAGCGTTTTCTGAAAAAATCATAGCGTGAATATCAAATGGAAAAGGGACACTTGCATCACCAAGTTCTTTTACTCTGTCTGTAGGTTCAATCCTACGTGTCATCCCTATTTTATATACATCATCACCAAAAGCACCTATATTAGAAATTACATAAACATAACCCATTTTTGTTTGCTGTGCCATTGATATAGCTTTTTGTTTCAAGGTTTCAACCCCTAAAAGCCCAGCCTCAAGTTCCGCTATTCTTTGTAATAATTCCTCTTGTTTTTTGCCTATGGCAGTTCCTACTTCTTTACGTGCCTTTTCAAGGGCTTTTATATACATAATTTCCTCTTTTTCAGCCTTTATTCTTGCTGCTTCAAGTTCTTTTTCAGCACGTTCCTCCTCTCTCATTTGTTCTCGAATAGCCCTTTGTTCTTCCCGTTCTTCTTGTAACTTCTTTTTATATTCATAAGTTAGTTGTAGTTCCCATACTTTATAACTTTTATACGCTTCAGAAATAGCTAATCCTTGTTCCTTATATACCTTATTTATAGCTTCAAATGATTTATTCAATCGCTCTTCTAATTTTAGAATATTATTCCAATCTACATTAGCTATAAAACTATCTGTTTCGCCGTTAAAAGCGCGCAACATCAGTTGTTTTTCCCTTTTCACCATAGCTTGTCCTTTTGAAAGGCTACCATTCCAAGTGATATTATGACCACCGTTTACAGCAGTATCCTCTTTTATCATAGCTTTAGCCTCATTCCTATAAAAAAGTATTTTCTGTTTATACTCCTCAGAAGTATCAAAACTGAAGTGAGGTTGATAAACTCCATACTCTGCCATTTCTAAGTCTTCTTCAAATACACTTATTTTCTTTTTTAATTCCTCATAAGTTACAAGAGCCGTTTGGTATTGTTTTTTTAGTTGTTCATATTGATTTAGAATTGATATTTTATCTTTCTCTATCTTATTTATATCATCCTGCAATTTCTGAGCTTCCCTTTCTAAATCTATTAATAGAGAATACTTTGTTAGAGATTTAGACAAATAATCGGTTTGGGTTTCTAAATCTTTCACCTTATTTTCTAAGTATTTTATTCTATCTAACTCTTTTTTCTTCAGAAAATCAAAAAAACTCATATTTCTATTTATTTAAAAATCAATTAATTAAAAAAATATAACAAATAAAAACTAACATTTTTGTAAAAAATATTTGCTATGTTAGTAAATGTTTGTATCTTTGCATCGTAAAACTAAAACGTTAGAATTAACGTTGCAAAATTAATAAATAATATGAGATTAACAAATGAAGCAAGAAGTATTATTGTAAATAGTATGGCTGAATTCTCTATCGAGGTGGGTAAGCAGCCCGTAACTATTGGTCAGTGGATGTATATGCGTCCTCATATGTTTTTGAAGATAGAAAATTACATTCCTTTAAAGAAATTCGTTCAAACTGACAATATAGATGATTTGTTTGAGTTCGAAAGTGAAGAAGAAAAAAAAGAACTCCTTAATAAGTATAGGACATTAAGATATGAACAAAAAACAGCACATACGACAATTAAAGAGTAAGGTAAAAGAATTAGAGATTACGAAATTGTGTCTTGAAAGCGCAATAAGAACTCTTGCAAATGAGATTATCCGTACTAATGACGAGCTTGCTATTGTGGAAGGTAGCAAGCCGTCTTCTAAACGACAAAAGAAAGTGGTAGATATATCAAAGTATGAGGCTCAATTCTTTGCCGAGTGCGAACGCTACCGACAAAATAGCTAACAAAAAAGCGACACTTCCCAGCGTCGCCTTAACTAAATATTAATTTAATAATTCTAAAAAATTTTTACGATGGCAAAATTACAACAAAAAATGGAAACAGCAAAACAAAGTAGCCAAATTCTTCTAATTGGTGGCTATGTAACGATGAATGGCAAGCGCTATGATGAGTGTGTGCCTTTTGAAAGAGATGCGTTTAACGAGGCTCTTGGACAAGAATTACACCCTGATACTGCGAGGGTTAGTAATGAGATATTCAATAACATTATTGAGAAATTGCAATCTGACCCCGACGGGAATAATGAGCAATGGGGGTTGTGCTACAAAGACAATTACTATGATTTTATCCTATACGCTGACGCAAGAGGTACTTATAGCGAGAGTAGCAGAAGGGTAAATGGTGAATGGTTACCTATTGAGTTTACAGATGAACAATGGGCAGAGATTGAAGACCTATTAGACATTGAAGGGCAAGTGCAAGAGATGTTAGCAGAAAGGCGATATAGAGAAGAGATAGCAGAAGAAGAGCGAATGCCCGAGTTTGCCGATTACAGCGGCTATGGTTTCTTAACAGTTTAAAATCTTACAGCAATGAAAAAACAAGTAACAATATTAGAAGTAGGTAAATGCTACCAGTTGAAATATGATAATGATGTATTTCACATCATTAGGGTAAATGAAGTGTACCCTTCATCATTACCTAACAGAGCACCAAGCTATGATGTAGCGGAAGTATGGGGTGATGACACAATAAAGACTAATAATTATTATGTGGCACATCAAGGCGAAGTTTATACAGAAATACCACAAGAACAATTCATAAGTGTATTAAACTCGATGTTGCTAAATGTATCAAATTATATTAGTAAAATCTCCAATTAATTCATACTCGTAGAAAAGTGCCGTGTTATCCTTAAATCTGTACATAATTCATCACGACAACGCACGGCACTTTCTTTAAAAACAATAATTAACAATTAAATATACAAAACAAATGAAAGAAGAACAATTAATAACATTACAACAGCCTCCTATCATCATATACGAGCGTATCAAGGCGGTAGGGCAACAAATTGAGGCAAAAATCGCTGAACTGAACCTCGACAATCAGTTAGTAACTGAGGACACAAAACAAGCTCTTAAAAATACTCGTGCTGAACTTAACAAAGAATTTGCGACTTTTGAACAGCAGCGAAAACTTATTAAAGAAATGGTTAATGCTCCATATGAAGCCTTCGAAAAGGCGTACAAGGACAATATCAAAGTACATTATGAACAAGCAGATAGTACGCTAAAATCAAAATTAACCGAGTTTGATAACCGTTTGAGACAAGATAAAGAAGACCGTGCAAGAGCATATTTTATTGAGGCTTGTCAAGCTAATAATATCGACTTTTTACCCTTTGAAAAGTTGTATTTAAAAATAAATATAAACACTTCTGACAAGTCTTTAAGAGAGAGTATAGATTCTACCATTGAGAGAATTGTTAAAGATTTGGAAACAGCAAACTTTATTCCGGAAAGCGATGAGTTTAAAGCCGAAGTGCTAACCGAGTATAAGCAAACGCTTGACGTATCTGCTGCGCTTAGAAATGCACAATACCGCAAACAACAACGTAAGGATGAATTACAACGTATCGAGGCGCAACGAGCAACAGCCGAGCAGGCGAGATTAGACGCCGAAGAGATAGCAAGAGAGACCGCTCCTTTGCAAGCACCTGCACAAGTGACCAACGAGGCACAAGCAGACGAAAACAAGGTTATACAAACCACTTTCACAGTGCAAGGCACAAGGTCTCAACTGCAAGCCTTAAAACAGTATATCATTAGTAATAACATTCAAATATTATAACACAATGGAAAATCAAACATTACAAACAGCAGTGTTGCAAACGCAACCTTCAAAATCAAAAAACGGAGAAACAGAGTACAAAGTAGCGGGCGAGCCTGTTAAACTATCTTACAATATCGTACGCTCATACTTAACAAGGGGCAATGCAACGGTAACCGACCAAGAGGTGGCTATGTTCATTAGTATTTGTAAATACAACCAATTAAACCCTTTCCTTAATGAGGCGTACCTCATTAAGTTCGGAAACAATCCTGCTCAAATGATTGTTAGCAAAGAAGCACTAATGAAGCGTGCTGAAGCTAATCCAAGTTACGACGGCTTAGAGGCTGGGCTTATCTTATTACGAAATAATGAGATAATAGAGGTTGAGGGTAATTTTCACCTGCCTACAGACGACATATTAGGAGCGTGGGCAAAAGTGTACAGAAAAGACCGCTCAAAGCCTTTTGTGGCAAAAGTTAATCTTAGCGAATATGATAAGAAACAAAGTAGCTGGAACGACAAAAAAGCTACAATGATAGCCAAAGTAGCCAAAGTGCAAGCCTTGCGTGAGGCGTTCCCAATGCAATTAGGGGCTATGTACACCCAAGAAGAGCAGGGCGTTGTAGAGACTCAAGGGCGTGTGGTGATAGACACAGAAGTTGTAGAGCAAAACGAACCTACTGAGAATGCACAACCTATACAACCGTTGCCAAGTGAAGAGCCTAATAAGGTAGATTTTAAAGACGTATAAAAATGAAAACACATTACTTTACATTAGGACAATCGCACGTATATCGCTTTAATGGGCAAACATTAGACCACGATTGTGTGATTAAGATAACAGCCGAAAACCCCAGAGATGTAATGGTTGAGCATTTCGGCTTAAAATGGGCTTTTGAATATGATGAATGCCCCGAAATGAAGTACTTCCCACGAGGTATTTATAACTTAACAACTAATGAATGGGAATGATACCTACAAGAGTTATTAGTTCGGGTAGCGAGGGTAACGCTGTGGTTTACGACAACGCAATAATGGTAGATTGTGGCGTTACACTCAAAGCCTTAAACGAGGTAAAACGTTCTTTGAAAATTGTGTTACTCACGCACCAGCACGGCGACCACCTGAAATTGCGAACCTTACAACGATTACAAGCCGAGCGACCTACACTGCGAATTGCTTGTGCTGACTTTCTCTTAGAGAGGTTGGAGGGGTTAAACAATATTGATGTATTGCAAGTAGGTAAGTTATACGATTATGTGGCGTTCAAAGTATCACCGGTGAAGCTCTATCACGACGTGCCAAATTTCGGTTGGCGAATATTCCTCAACAATGGAAAAAAGATATTCCACGCTACTGATACAGCACACTTGGAGGGTATCACTGCCAAAGGTTATGATTTGTACGCTATTGAGCATAATTACTGCGAGGAGTACATACAGCAGGCGATAGAAGAAGCACAGGCAAAGGACGAATATACGCACGCTTACGGTAATATCAATACACACCTCAGCATACAGCAGGCACGTGCGTTTATTGAGGCAAACAGAAAAGAAAGCAGCGAGGTATTAGAGCTGCATAAAAGTAGAAGTTTTTATGAGCAAAATTAAAAAAATAATGAAAATGACAAATAAAGAATACTCTAAGAAGATACTACAAGATTCTGAAAAACTTGTAAAAGATTGTTTAATGGGAGATTTTCGAGTACTCTATTTCAAATCACAAGAAATCAGTAATAGATTTTTTAAAGAACAAAAAGAACTAATAGAAATCGAAAAACCACTATTATAATGAAAAAAGTAAATACAAACCCAATAGACATAATGCTATTAGCTTGTGAAATCTTAGATTTAGACTTTAACAAATATGGCGATAACTTGGAAATCATAGAAGATACTTTGATTGACGAATTAAACTTGGATTTCGACGCTTTTCAAGAAATAGTAAGTAGACTGCTACCTCTTATAGATGTCGGAGAGAACCCTTTAAATAAAATAAAATTTAAAGGTTTTTCTAAAATAGAGAACGGCACAGGTTTTTGGCTCATAAAAACAGTAATTTAATTTAAAAACATTATGGAAATACAAGGACAAATTAAAGTAATATTTGCTACTGAAACAGTAGGACAAAATGGCTTTCAAAAGCGTGATTTGGTAATCACAACGGAGGAGCAATACCCTAATGATATTATCATTCAGTTCACACAGAGCAAGTGCGCATTGTTGGACACCTTACAAGTAGGGCAGAGGGTAAAAGTACACTTTAACTTGCAAGGACGTGAATGGACAAGTCCGCAAGGCGAGGTGAAATACTTCAATACAGTTGTAGGTTGGAAGATTGAACTTATTCAAACCACGAATGTAGCACAACATACACAACAGTACCAGCAAGCACCACAAGGTTACGCACAAGCACCACAGGGATATACACCCCCAGCACACCCACCACAACAAGGGCAACCGCAATACCAGCAGGCGCAAATGTTTAACAATATGGGACAAGCACCGGCACAAGAAGATGACGGAATGCCTTTTTAAGGTAAAACAAAAAGCAAATATCAATCGGGATAGTAGCAGGTTCGAGCCCTGCCTTGCTTTCAAAGATAATAAAGTATGATTTTCAACGCAACAAATGAATTTGATATACAAAGAGCAAAGGAGCGTTTATCGTTTCTCATCGAGAAGAAAAAGACTTTTGAAATCACCGAAAAGAAGTCTAAACGCACCTACTCACAGAACAATTACATTCACCTCCTATTTGCGTGGTTTGCTCTTGAATATGGTGAGACCCCTGAATATGTTAAGCAAGAGATGTTCAAGAAAATTGTAAACCCTCAGATATTCAGAACTGAATATGCTAACCGTAAAACTGGTGAGATACGTGAAGCGTGGCGAAGTACAGCAAGTTTGGACACTAAGGAGATGACAACCGCAATTGATAATTTCAGAGATTACGCCAGCAAGGAGGCGGGTATATATCTACCAACACCTGATGATTTGGTCTATCTCAATGAAATTGAAAAGCAAGTGAACAATTTACAAGGAAAATATTATTAAAATGAAAAAAGAAACAGTAAGCCGATTTAATGAGAAAATAATGACTTCCAACGACCTCTCATTATTGAAGGGCAAAGAATCTAAGTATCTAATGAATAGTCTGTACAGACATTGGAAAGAAGATTTTACAGACGAGGATACTGGGGAAGTCGTAACCATAGAACGAAAAGAACTCATTATTTCTAAGGGCGAAGAACTAAACGATGAGAATTTTCAAACCATAGACTTCTTTATCAAGAGTGGGGAACTTAACATTAAAGATGTACAATTAAGTTCAATACAACGCACTGCAGATGCTGTATTAGGCAACAGTACTATATGGATAGCAGTAGTGGAAATCTCTCGAAAAAAAAGAACGTTCTACCTATATGCTAACAGTATAGATGTAGCAAGGGGAATTATAACTGACTACATCGAACAAAATTACATTGGGTTTTATGAAATAAAATCACTCAAAGAGCAACAGTATTTTACCCTTGTATCGTTGGCAAAGAAAAACAGCGATGAGGAGCAAAATAAGTTCTATCAGATAGAGGTAGAAATAATGGTAAATAAAGAATCTTACCCAATGCGCTTTTTAGTGAAAGCACCTAATGCCGAAGAAGCAAAAGCACTAAGCGAGGCGTTTTATGAAACTTATATGCGTGTGGCTGATGAGGATAAAGAATTACCTCCTTATACAATGACCTTGCTATCGGCAAAAACGCTTAATGTAGAGGCGGTAATAGACCATCAGTTTTGTAAGGAGTATATAGATAAGAGCAAAGAATTGTTGTAAAGCATTGAATATCAAAGTGAAAATATAAATAAGCAAAGGAATTACTAACATCTAAAATTATTTAACTATGTACGAAATAACAAATACAGATTATCAACCAATGCAAGAGTTGATTAAAATCACTGAACAAAATGGCAAACGTGCTGTATCTGCAAGGGAATTACACAAGTTTTTAGAAGTTCAAACTCCTTTCACTATGTGGATTGATAGAATGTTTGAATATGGTTTTGCTGAAAACATTGATTTTGAGGCGACTAACTTTTTTGTTAATCACCCTAACAGCATAGGTGGTACAACCGTAAAGGACTACGCCATTACCCTTGATTGCGCCAAAGAGATTGCAATGTTGCAACGCTCAGAAAAGGGCAAAACGGCACGCCAATATTTTATTGAGTGCGAAAAGCAGTTAAGAGCAAAAGAACAAGCGCACCAACAAATTCCTCAATCATTTTCAGAAGCATTGCGATTAGCTGCTGAACAAGCCGAGAAGATAGAAGCCCAACAAAAGCAACTGCAAGCACAAGCCCCCAAAGTGTTATTTGCCGATACGGTAATAGGCTCTCAATCGTCCTGCCTTATTGGTGAATTGGCAAAACTCATCACTCAAAAAGGCTATGAGATAGGCGAAAAGAGACTTTTCAAGTGGTTAAGAGAAAATCACTACTTAGGCACAAGAGGCGAGTACTACAACATTCCTAACCAACAATACATTGAGCAAGGGCTATTCGAGTTAAAGAAAGGTACACGCTCAGGTAATGGTGGCGTAATGCACACCACAATTACTCCAAAAGTAACGGGTAAGGGGCAAGTTTATTTTGTTAATAAGTTCCTTAAAACGATATAAAAAAATTGTAATGTAGCCATCGTGCACCCCGATTGGAAAGCTCTCACGTTCGAGCCGTGAGCGGGGGCTAAATTAACAACCCGATTTGAAAGGAGATTGAGCGCGCGGCAATCTAATTCAAATCTCTAATTTCAAATCAAAATGAATGAATATCAAAAATTTTTGCAACAAAAGCAAAAGGCAAAGGAGCATAAGGGATTTACTCCACTACCGATGAACCCTAAACTATTTCCCTTTCAGCAGTATATCGTTGCCCAAAACATTATGAAAGGCAAACACGCTGTATTTGCTGATTGCGGTCTGGGTAAGACAGTAATGGAACTTGAAACAGCGAGCCAAATCGTTCGCTACACAAACAAGCCAGTGCTTATCCTTGCCCCATTAGTAGTGGTAGCACAAACTAAAAGAGAAGCAGAAAAGTTTGGGTTTAACCTTGATAAAGTAATGATCACCAATTTTGAGAATTTACACAACATCAACCCACAAGAGTATGCAGGGCTGATCGTCGATGAAAGTTCTATTATGAAGAATTTTGAGGGGCATATAAAAAAGCAACTATTTGAGTATTTCCACAATACCCCCTACAAGTTTGCTTTTACCGCAACACCTTCGCCTAACGATCCTATGGAGCTGGCAAACCATTCAGAGTTTTTAGGTTATCAAAGTAGATTAGGAATGCTTGCTACCTACTTTATCAATGATCAAGATCACACGAGCAAATGGCGACTAAAAGGACACGCAGTAGAGAAGTTCTACCAGTTCGTATCGAGTTGGGCGGTAATGCTCACCAATCCTTCTGATATAGGTTACCCAATGAAAGGGTATGATTTATCAGAAGTAATTTATAAGGAGCACCAAATCACCACACAAAACGATTTCAGCAATGGTTTGTTATTCCCCGATATGGCAGTGTCGGCTACTGACTTCAATAAAGAATTGAGGCGCACCAAAGAACAACGTATCGCTAAGGCTATTGAGATCGCTAATGCCGATGATGATCCTCATATCGTATGGGTGAAACATAATGACGAAAGTAAGGAAGTAACAGCTGGTATTCGTGGAGCACTAGAAGTATCAGGAAGTGATACCCCAGAGGATAAAGCGCAAAAGCTGTTAGACTTTGTGGACGGTAAATACAGAGTATTAGTAACCAAACCGCAGATAGCAAAATACGGGCTAAACTTTCAGCACTGCCTGCATCAAACATTTATGAGCCCTGACTTCTCCTTTGAAGGCTTTTACCAAGCAGTAAGACGATCACATCGTTTTGGAAAGAAAGGTGATGTAACAGTGAATATCATCACTACCGATACAATGCAGAACGTTATGAGCACGATAAGAGAGAAGGAGACACAATTCAAACAAATGCAAAAATTAATGATTAAAAACCAAGAAGTATGCAAACACCTACATTCAGAGCCATACACGGCGATTGCGTAGAGGAGGTGGCAAAACTCCCTACTGATAGTATAGATTTCTCAATATTCAGTCCCCCATTTGCCGAGTTATACGTTTATTCAGATGATATTCGTGATATGGGTAACTGCCAAGATTACGAAGAGTTCTTTGTACATTTTCAATTCCTTGTAAAAGAATTAGCAAGGGTAGTAAAGAGCGGGCGATTGGTAGCCGTACATTGTATGGACTTACCAGCGATGAAAGGCAAAGATGGGTATATAGGTCTTAAAGACTTTTCAGGAATGATCATTCAATCATTCCAAAAAGAGGGGTTTATTTACCACGATAGAATAACAATTTGGAAAAGCCCAGTGGTGGAGATGACCCGCACCAAGTCTATCGGGTTGCTTCATAAAACGATCAAAAAAGACAGCAGTATGTCACGCACGGGTATTCCTGATTATATCTTAGTATTTCGCAATGCAGGTGATAATCTTGTACCGATCACACACCAAGATACTGATGAGAAACAAGAGAATTACCTCCCCGTAACTTTATGGCAAAAGTATGCCGAGCCAGTATGGTATGACATCAATTACTCCGATACCTTGCAATACACCAGTGCTCGTGATGAGAAGGACGAAAAGCATATTTGTCCGTTACAATTGGAGACGATCAGACGTTGTTTGCACTTATGGAGTAATGAGGGTGAAACAGTATTAAGTCCATTTGGCGGCATAGGCAGTGAAGGACACGAGAGTTTGAGACTAAAACGCAATTTTATAGGGATAGAGTTAAAGCCTTCTTATTACAACCAATTGCTAAGAAACTTACAACGAATGATTGACGATCTTAATCAAACAACGTTATTTTAATAACTCATTCATTTTTCACCCCCTTGCTTGTCGAGGGTGAGGGGGTGTTTTTAAGAATAAAATACCTACACTATGGAAAGAGAAACATTTGTTTTTTACAAAGATTGGCTGAATGTTATTCGGGATTTGCCAAGTGAGGTTCAGTTGGAAGTTTATCAGGCTATTGCGGAATATGCCATATACGGTAACTTGATTGAACTAAAACCACTTGCAAAAGTAGCATTCGGATTTGTAAAGCAAACAATTGATAGGGATACACAAAAGTATATATCAATTAAAGAAAAGAGAAAAGAGGCAGGAGCGAAAGGAGGTAGACCGCTGAAAACCAATGAATTAGAAGAAAGCAAAGAAAAGCAAAAAAACCAATTGGTTTTTGAAAAAAGCAAAAAAAGCAAAAGCCCCCTTAATGTTAATGTAAATGTAAATGATAATGTAAATGATTTTTCTCTTTTAGAAAAAGAGAAACAGAAAAGCGTGTGTGTCGATTTGGAAGAGGAAAAAAAAGAACATCCTTTAAACGCTGAAAAAGAAACCTCCCCCCAAGTTGCGCCGCCCCCCCCTCCTTTCAATTTCAAAAAAGCAATGCTTGCGGAAGGTTTTGCCCCTGAGCTTGTAGACGAGTGGTTAAAGATTCGCAAGGCGAAGAAAGCTATAAACAGTGAACTTGCTTTTAAAACATTCATTGAACAAGTCCGCAAAACAGGGCAGGACAAGAACGCTATCCTTGAAAGGGTAGTACAGAAGCAATGGAGAGGCTTTGAGGCAAGTTGGTTACAAGCAGACCAAACAACTCAACAAACCAACAACAATCAAATTATATTAGACGAAAATGGAAAAATCATTACAAAAGCTGAGCCCGGAAAACAGCAGTATTATGCCGGTCGTCAAACAGCCGATAACATTAGAAATAATATGCAAGGCTGGGGAGCTCACACCTTTGGCAATAGCTAAGAGAGGGCACGAATATCCACGACTTAGAGACCTTGACCGTGAAGTAATTGCCCCAACATTCGGAATGGTATTCACTCGCATTGCTACTCTTGTAGGGCTTAAAGGAGAAATTGACCCACTGCAAAAGCAGGAAATTTGGAACGCTGTTTTTAGTCGTTTTTCGGGGCTTTCTTTTCAGGAGATATACAAAGCCTTTCAGATGGACAGAAGCGGGGAATTTGGCGACGTAACCGACCACTATCAGTTTTTTGACGTGTCATACGTCTGTAAGGTTTTGGGAAGATACCGCCAGTGGTTGCAAGACACCCAGCGAGCGCATAATATTAACATTTCACAATTACCCGAGAAACAAAACACAATGACAGAAGAAGAAACAGAAGCCTCAGTGATAAGTTGGCTTACAGGGCACTTCGAAGAGTACAAGCAAATGAAGAAATTACCAATTTTATCCGTGCCTGTGTACGACGCACTTTATCGACGAGGCATATTACAACCTTACTTCGCTACACTTACAGAGAAGGATAAGCAACTAATGAGGGAGGAAACCGAGAAGCGACTCCGCCAAGAGCAGACGAAGGCTAAGGATAAGAAGGAGTTTAGTGCTATTAAGGCACTGTTAGAACAATATCAGAAGGGCGTAAATGATACTGAGGGTAAACTTAGGTGCTTCAAGATGGAAGATACTTTGAAATTCTTCTATAACTACCTCATTGCGCAAGGTAAGGAGCTTTCAGAATTATTAACTAATAAGCAATGAAACAACAATGGAAGAACAAAACAGCAATAAGGATTTTAAACTAAGAAAATTTTCATTAGAATTTGAACGTGGTTATTCTTGGGAGAAAGAATCCGAAAAACAAAAAGACAGATACGAGGGGAGTGTAACTTTCACAAATGACCTCAGAGAAGAATTTACATTAAATGTAGATACAGAACTTTCGTTAGAGATAATAAAACTCATCTCTAACAAGCTCACAGAAAACACGGAAAGACTTGTAAAAAACATTACTGAAAGCATAATTACAGAACAATGAAAAAACAATCACCAAAAGAACAAGAAGCAGTAGAATTATTCGAGTATGCTGCACGTAACCTTATCAAGGAGTTTTGCGACAAGCAAGAACTACAATTTGAATTCGACAATTACGATGTAGGCATAGGAATTATATGCTTATCGGATTACTTTTTCAATATTGAGGATATATACTTCGATATGAAGCACGACAAGCCGAAGGGCAAGATACTGCAATGGTACGACTATGTACTAATGAAAGAGTCCAACATCAATTACCGCTCCTACTGTATGGGAATGAGGGAAGAACTAAAAAAACAAAACAAATGAGCACTTTACATTTAACACTAAAAAAGCAGTGGTTTGATATGATACTATCAGGCGCAAAGACAGAAGAGTATCGAGAAATCAAACCCTATTGGACAAAGCGGTTTTATTCAAAGAAGTACCATTACATCACCTTCCGTAACGGATACGCCAACAATGCCCCTCAATTCACTATTGAGTTAAAAAGCATAACCCCAAGTACAGGAAGACCCGAGTGGGGCGCAGAAGAAGGTAAAACCTACTTTGTACTAAGTTTGGGTAAAATTATTAACAGAAAATTTATCAAAGATGAAAAATAAAACAATAACAATTGACGAATTAGGTATAATAGTGAGATACCAAGTTAGATTTAGCGGAAAAGTTTCTGAGAAAGTAGCAAAGCAACTACAAGCTATGTACGAAGAAGATATGGTATATAGTGAAGACGACGACCCTTTAACCAATCACCCATACGAAGAAGCAATAGAACTCATTGCTGTTGAGGGATATAATGGAGTGCCATCGCGCTACACTTACGAGATAGACAGCTTAGAATTTTCAGAAGAAGCTGAAGAAGAAGAATAACCTTAAAAAAATCACAAAGAAAATGAACACACATAATTACCCTACTTGGCTCGTCACATTAGAGATAGCCCAAGAACTCAAAGAAATAGGATACAAAGAAGACTGCTATTTTGAATTCAGCAAATATGATGGACTTACTCTTGAAACGCTTGAAAGAGAAAGTTGTATTATAGGAATAGATGAATTATTATCTTGTACGAATGAATGTTGGCAAAATGTTAGTGTACCGACTTATGAACAAGCCATCGCTTGGTTCAGAGCACGTGGCTACAAGATAACATTCAAGGATATTAACATTGGTACGCAATGCGCATTCTACCACTTGGATATTAAGCAGGGGCACACGTTTAGCCATTTCGCAAAGAAGTACGAGAAAGCACGTGAAGGACTGGTGATGAAGCTAATTGAAGTACATAAGGAATTTGGTAATAACATTAAAAGATTTGACTAATGAAGAATAGGAAAAACAAACTATTAGCGTGTATAATAGCACCAATAGTAACATTCATATTACTGTATCTGATGTTCGCTTTTATTACAGCAGTGTTTGATTTCAGAGAATGGGGAGGTCATCTAAGGGCGATTATAGTTATAATTTGGCTTATATTTTCCACATTAATAATAGTTACAAGTTTAGATAATTAACAAGAAAACGAGAGGCAAAGACATTTTTTCATTCTTTGTCTCTTTTTTTTTGTAAAAAAATATCATACGTAAAACATTGATTATATAGCAGTTATACGTTTTTGTTACAGATATAACAAAATAAATGTAAAAAAGTACGCAAAAAAGTTGTACAATCAAAAAAGTTGCCATATCTTTGTACCGTAAAATTAAAGCAAGAACAATTATTAACATTAAAAACTCAAAGAAAATGAAAGTTACAATTACAATTAAAGACATCTACAACCAAGTATCTTACATCAACCCAAGTGTATCAACTGTCAGCTCAATAGGTGATTTCGTAGAAGAAAGTAGCCGTCAAGCAGCAGCTTACAGCAGAAGAAAGTTAATTGATTATGTATCTAATGATTCTTTGGCATTCAAAATCTTAACAAGCAATCTTAAAGATTTTTTCACTGAAAAACAAATGTGGGTAATAGCTTACGAATTACAGAAGAATGCTGAATACGTTGCTAAGTTACAAGCAGAATTAGAAGTAAGAGAAAGAAGAGCAGAAGCCAAAGCAGAAGCAAGTAAAGCAAAATTGAACGCTAACAAAGAAGCAAGCCAAGAAGTATTAGATTTTGTGAAATCAAGCAAAAAACTTTTGAAAGATTATTACGCTTTTGTAAAGAAAAACAAAAAGTATTCTAAAGAGTACTACTCTAAGAAGTTCACATTAGAGAGCGCAACTGAATTTGTAAACTTATAAACTTGTAAAATTAATATTAACATTTAAAACTCAAAGAAAAATGAAAGATTTATTCAACAAATTAGCAGAAAGAAAAGGTGATTATTCAGTAAGTGAATTAAGACCTATTGTAGATGATTTAGCATCTCAAATCGTAGCATTAGAACCTTACACTATAGAGGTTGATAAACAATGGTCAGGTTATGGCACTTGGAAATCCAAAGGCTGGGTTAATAAAGCGTACTTCGGTGAAGAATTAGCTAATATCATTGTTAAAGCTCTTAATGGTAAGATAACTCACGATGAAGATTATGAGTTCGAATTAAAAGACTTTGAAGAAGCAATAAACGAACGCATCTACGAATACTTATACTAAGTAATTGCAAAATAAAAGCCCCTAATGTAGTGTTAGGGGCTTACTTGTAAAATTAAAACAATTCTAACGATTTAAAAACCCTTAGAAATGAGGGTGCAAAAATACAAAATAATATGGACAAAAACAAACTTTTTGAATTCAAAATACCTAAATTCTTATTGGCATTACAACCAGAGCCTGAGCATTTACCTAATAAATTTCATTTTATCTACTCACCTCTCTACTTATCTCTGATATTGGTAATTAGAGAGCGTACACAGCAGATAGTTCTTAACAGAGAGTTAAAGGATAAGCCTCAGAAGTTATATGTATTCAATGAATATGAGAAGTTCAAACTCATAATAATTCAAAATAACGTAATAGTAACAGGAGGGGAATTAGCCCCTGCTATTTCTGAAACACAATTCTTAGATGAAGCGTGGGAATGGTATAACACTAATATGATAACACAAGAATAATTATGACACCGCACGAGAAAGTAATATACATCATTCAGCAATTGGAGATATCCGATAGCAAGGTAGCACGAGCGATACAGAAGAGCGTATCAACGGCGACACACAAGCGATTGCGATTGCGAGACAATAAGTTTACTGATCAAGATTTTCAACGAATTAGAGATTTCTATCTCGAAAAACTGAGAAACATAGAAAAATTATAATAAAAAATTTCGAAAGTTGTCCCTTAATAGATAATAAATAATAGACAAAAGGTAAAAGATTATAAAACAGTCTTTTACCTTTATTTTTTAGCTTTTTAAAACCTCCATCCTACTCTCTTACATCTCCATTATAGCACTACTACTGCTCACATATAGGCTACATACTGCCTATACCTTGCACCTCATTATTATATAACGCCTCCTGTTACTTCTTATCTCTTACTTAAAAAAGTCGTCCTTTCACACTATTCTTTAACAGCCTACTTTTGCACAATAATCTGTTACTTATGATAGATATTTGCAATATCCCCGAACCATTTACTCGAGAAATCTCAGACGTGCTTCTTTTTGATGCTGCATCTTTCAGCTTCAATCAAAATCTGCGCGCCCTTACCCCTGATATTAATAGTTATCTCTTGCGTATTGACCTGCATAACCCTACGCCTTATAATCGCAAGGTAAGTATCAAGCAGCAAAATCACAACGATTATTACGATGTACAGGTGTCATTACCTATCTATGACTTGTCCAAAGAAACACGTAAAAAGCTCATCAGCTTTCACAAACAACGCAAGTATGTAGTAGCACTCGTCTCGCAACAAGAAATGCTGATAGTAGGTAACGCCCGAGAACCCTTTACCCTCAGCGTAGATGATAACATTACAGATAATGGCAAAGGAGCCGACACCTATATACTAACCCTTACAGGGCAAACAATTATCTTCCCAAATATCAGTAAGGTTACCGAGAAGTTCCGTGTCCTTTTCTTTATGCCTCCATTGAAATAATTTTGCCTCGTAAATCTGTTATCTAAATATGTTCTTTTCAATTAATTATAATTATTTAGTTCAGAAGCTCCCCGAGCTCCTCTCAGCCTTCCGTAAGGGAGGCTTTGAGAACTCTCATTGGTATGAGGAAGTCTATCAATGGGATTTTCAAGAGCGTAATGCCTCACTACAGTATGGGCACAAGTTTTTTCCCGTAATTGTAGATTTAAAGACTCCCATTGTTAAATACACCTCCTACGGCTACATCGGCACTCAATATATTAGTTCTCTCTTAAAATCTTTAGATTCTCATCCTTCCGTAACCGCTATCGTTTTAGATATTGATAGCGGGGGCGGTATGGTGAGCGGTACTCAGGAGCTTTCTCACACCATTCGCTCTATGCAGAAGCCTACCATTGCCTATACAGGCGGGTATATGTGCAGTGCAGCCTATTGGATTGGAAGTGCGTGCGACAAGGTAGTAGCTGCGCCATTTGCCGAGTGTATTGGTAGTATAGGAACGATGCTCAGCGCACAGGATTTTGCCCCTCTCTTAGAAAAGTATGGTGCAAAAATTTACGAACTCTACGCTCCCGAAAGTACGGAGAAAAACAAAGCTTGGCGTTCTCTTAAAGCAGGCGATGACAAAGATGTATTACAAAACTTATCTGACTTTAACGCCCGTTTTTTGAACGATGTTAGAGCTTTTCGAACCGAAGTAAACGAAACGGTTTTCAAAGGAGATGTATATATGCCTGAGAAAGCTAAAGAACTCGGACTTATAGATGAAATAATGACCCTTGACGAAATCATTCGTCAATTAATAAATTAATAATTAAGAAAAATGAAACACGCAAAAATCACTGCCCTATTGGCTCTGGAAAGTCTCAATATCAAAAAACCTCTAATGGGGGGCGAGCACTTTGCTGAGCTCAAAGAATCTCAGCTCGACAAAATAGAAGCTGCTCTCGAGGTGGCTGAAAAAGCTACCGATAATACGAGTCTTGAGCAACTAATGGCTACTTTGAAAGCCGACAATGAAATGCTCTCGGCTGAAAAGGCTACCCTTACTGCCGAGAAAGAAGCTCTTACCGCACAAGTAACGGCTCTTACTGCTGAAACTGAAAAGTTACAGAAAGAATTAAACGAACGCCCTGCCCATTCGCTCCCTGGTAACGACGGCAAAGAGGCTTCGGAAGGCAACGGACTTATCGACGGGTACTTAGACCCTAATGATGCTCATAACAAACTTTTAAACGAAATTTAAACTATGGCAAAAGAAAAAACAATGGATGTAGCACAGATAAAGAATGAACTTATCCGCTACATCAGCACCCAACCTAAGCTGTTACAAACAGCTGTGCTCTCTAAAGAGATTTTGCTCAACCGTCATTCGCGTACCCTGACCAAGGTAAAAGGAGAATACGTGTCACTACATTCACTCATCGGACACGTAGTGCAAGGATTCAGCTCCAAAAAGTGGACGCCCTATAGCGAATTGCAATTCCGCAAAAAAATGATGAAGAACTACCATCAAAAAGTAGACTTTGAACTCGATCCTGCCGAAATTCTCGGCACTGTACTCGAAGAGATGTACGACGAAGGCAAACCACTCAAAGATAAATCGATTTCCAAACACGCTATTGATTTACTCTTGCAAAAAATCATTTCAGATGTGAATATCTTATCGGTAACGGGTAAGTATGATGCTTCTAAAATAGGTATCGCAACCCCTGAGTTTGGCACTTCTATGGATGGACTCAACGAAATTATTGCTAAGGGATTGAAGAATACCGAAAATCCTTACTTCCTCATTCCTGCCGATGCAATTACCGCTACAAATATTCTCGAAGTGGTAACGGCTTACGAACGTGGTTTGCCTGCGATAGCTAAAAACCAAGTAAAGAAAATCTTTATGAGCGTTACCGATGCCGAGAACTACCAAATTGCCTACGAAGATAAATTCGGGCAAAACAAATTCCAAGACAATGCGCTCAAAACACGCTTAGGCAAACGCGAAATTGTGTCAATTCCGAACCTCAAAGACGGTACGATTGTTTCCACCGTTGAAAATGGCTTCGTGAAAATGGTAGACATCATTGATAATCCTGCGACCATCACCGATGTACAAGTTGACAAGCGTATCTTGAACATCTTAGGTGAGTTCACTCTCGGTTATGACTTTGCAATCAACGAGCTTACCTATGTGTATACCTCAGACGGCACTAAGAAGCGTGGTCTGAACAGCAAAGACCTCAATGAGTTGTATTATCCAGAAGAACAAGGATTGGAAGCGTAATCAGGTATTAAGGTTTAGGTATCAGGTTTCAATCTAATACCTAAACCTAACCTTTATAAACCTTAAATAAAATGGCAAAAGAAAAAGAAATCCCTGTAGGTGCGAATGGCAATTCGCCAGAAGACACACAAGTAGAAATGTTCAACGAGCGTGAACAAGTTCTCAACGAGCGTGAACAAGTTCTCAACGAGCGCGAACAAATGCTTGACGAGATAGAACAATCGCTTCAGAAACGTGAAGCTGAATTAGCCCTCCGTGAAAAAGCTCTTAATGCACAAACTACTGAAGAGCCTCAAGAAGAAGCTCTTCAAAAAGGAGTTGAGTTTGATTTTCGAAATGAAAATTACAAGTTTGCTGATGATGCTCCACAAGTGCTTCTTATTGGTGGTGAAGCGCTTACTCAAGAGCAAATCACCAAAGATGAGGATTTGCTCTTGCAACTCATTGGCGGACGCTCGCCTCTAATTGTTAAACTTTAAAATGTAAAAGAAAATGGCAAAAAATTGTTTTGATAACGTTCCCCACGAAAGCCTCGACGCTTGTCCTAACGACGAAGTGAGCGGAGGCATCAGTACCCGTGTTTTCTACGCCCCTACGGCGTTCCTCGATAAATGCATCTTGCCTGCCAATACAGGCGAACTCGGCAAAGCCAACACGATTGAAGACGGCAATTTTACCTTGCTTACTGATAAGAAATGGAAGGGAATTGACGTGCAGATTGACGAAGGAGAGCTCAAAACTACTCTTGTAGGTAATGCAGGTAATAAGAAAGCGAAGATAGAATTTGAGTTTAAGATACCGCGCTTCAATGCGGAACCGCTCGACTTTATAAGTCGCTACAAGAATGTACCGATGACTTTTGTCGTGCCTGATGCTCAAGGTACGCTTTGGGTAATAGGCACCAAAATTAATGGAGCATTTATGGAGAGTGCTGAAGCTACTACAGGCAAAAAAGCCGAAGACGACAGCGGTATTACCCTCAAGCTGATATGTAACTCTAAATTGTACAAGTATGCAGGAGTTATCGCAGAAGCTTAGTGCAAGTAGCACAGGCGATTTGAAAGAAACAGAAAAGGGAGTAGACACATATTTTAAAAGCCTACTCCCTGACGGTAAGGCTTACTTTACACAAGACAGAGAGTTAGGAGGAGGCTTGCAAGTAATCGACTTAAGCAGAATACCTTACAACGCAATGAGTCTTTACCTTACAGGTTTCCCATACTTAGCCTTGGAAGAAGCTGCTGCCGAACTGTTGAAGAAAGCCAGTGCTGAGACTTTGCAAAGGCTTATTGAAAAGAAGAAAAACCAATATCCATCCGATGTACCTATCTTGGAGAAGGCGTTGGCGTTGAAAAAGGTAGGGGTAAATGGCAATTTGCCCGTACAAAAGGAAAAAAGTGATTAATTACCGCGAAAAATACAAGCGTTTACTCAGCGAGTTTGAACGCCTTGGAGGCAATCTTCAAGGCGTTTCTCACATTTACTCCCTCGAGAATGAAGCGAAGCTGAGAAGGGAGATGAGTAAATTAACAAATTCGAGAATTAGCAAATTAAAGGATATTAAGGAAAGTCATTCAAATCAGGCTAAACCAAAAGAAGATACATTTCCTCTGATTGCTGATTTTCCACCAACGTTACACCCTATCTACTTAGCTAAGAAGAATCATTGGCTACAAGCCTGTTCGTTAAAGCTCGCTCTCAACGCCTTGCCCGCCAAGGAGGAAGAGAAAGCCCGCAACCTGCAACAACAGCTGTGGCAACTCTTTGAGGAAATGGATACTTGCGATGCCGTGCTCAACCACTGGACGAAGTATAAGCGTATACTTACCTCTGTTTCTCCTTTGGAGGGTGCAGAAGGAGGTTTGCCAGATAAACTACAGCACCTTTCTCCTGTACAACTTGTGCAACGCCTGCACACCCTACGCAGTAACATCGTATCACGCGAGAAGAGCCTAAAGAAGTGGCGCGAGCAAGCAACCTACACAGTTCCCCCTTTGGAGGGTGGGGGAGGCAACTTTACCTTACAAGAAAAAATATTGAGAAAAACAGAAGAATTGGAACAGATGAAGCTATTGATAAAAAAAATTGAAAAAAAAGTTTCGGAAGCTGTCCCTCAGAAAAAAACTTAATAATCTTACTATTCATAGAAATGAAAAACAAATAATTATGAAGTAAACTCATAGGAGGAAAATTAAAAAAAGTCCTCCGTTATTAAATAAAAAACTCCTACATCTTTTAAATAATAAGCCAACAGGCAACGGAGGACTTAGGTCTTTCCGCCTGTTGGCTATTTTTGTTTTAGATGTAGGAGTGGCAAAATTACAAAATTAATTCAAATTAAAAAATTAAATTAATGAAATCTATATCAAAAATTTGGCAAAGAACACCTATAAGTTATTATGGAGGTAAACAAACAATGCTTCCTTACATTTTGCCATTAATACCTAAACACGAAGTTTATACAGAATCTTTCTTTGGCGGAGGAGCAGTATTTTGGGCAAAAACACCCGTCAAAACTGAAATCATCAACGACTTCAACGCTAATGTATACAATTTTTATAAAGTTTTACAAACCCGCTTTGTCGAACTCCAAACCCTCGTGCAACAGTCAGTTGTGAGCCGTGAAGCCTACAAGTCCGCCCTCGTTATTTACCACGCTCCCTTTGCTTTCACTGAAGTGCAACGCGCCTGGGCGTTTTGGTACACCACTAACTGCGGTTTCTCTAACCAAGTAGGCAACTGTCGCATTACTACCAGTAGCAAGAATGTATCATCTCTAAAGAACAAAATCACCAACTTCACCGACACCTACTCGGCACGCCTTCAAGGCGTCCAAATTGACAACAATGATGCCACCGAAATAATTGCTCGCTACGATACCCCCAACACCTTTCACTATATAGACCCTCCTTATATAGGAGCAAATCAAGGGCATTACGGAGGATATACTCAGGAGCATTTTAATGAACTTCTTAAAACCTTATCACAGATTAAGGGAAAATTTATATTGAGTTCTTATCAGAATGAAGAGCTGGAAAAGTATGTTAATGAGTTTGCTTGGAAACAACATAAAGTATTGTTACACTTAGGGAGTAGTCATACTAAAAACAAAAAAAGACAAGAAGTATTAACAATAAATTTTGAAATATGAATGAATTATTAGCACCATTAGAGTGGTACACTGTACAAAGAAAAGTTTCGGAACTTGTCCCTTACGAATACAACCCTCGAAAAATATCTGATATAGATAAAGAACGTCTTAAAAAATCATTGGAAAAATTTAACTTGGTAGAGATTCCTATAATTGATATTGACAACACCCTTATAGGTGGACATCAACGAGTGGTAATTCTCTTTGAATTAGGTAGAGGTGAAGAAATTATAGATGTACGTATTCCTAACAGAAAACTTACAGAAGAAGAATTTAAGGAATACAATCTTCGCTCAAATATTCTCAATGGTGAATTTGACTATGAAAAAATATCAGAATTCTTTTCTGACATTAACCTCACTGAAATAGGTTTTGATATATCTTCATTTGATGAGTTTATTCAATCAGAAAACGCTGTGAGGATAGAAGTAGAGGAAGAGGTAGATGTTACTCCTCCTAAAAACATTCAATCCAAGGAAGGGGATGTTTTTGAGTTAATCTCAATACAGAAAGGAATTACACATAAAGTTATCTGCGGTGATTCGACTAAAGAAAAAACGTACAAAAAACTGCTGGGAGATGAAATTTTTCAATTAATAGTAACGGACCCTCCTTATAATGTAAATTACGAAGGAGGAACTAAAGATAAACTGAAAATTAAAAATGACAAAATGAGCGATGGGGCATTTTTTGAGTTTCTTTATGATTTTTATCAAAACACATTTAATCACTCAATGATTGGTTGCCCTACCTATATCTTTTACTCAGATTCCGAAGCGGTGAATTTTAGAACAGCAATGCAAAAAGCTGGTTATAAGATTTCAAGCGTACTAATTTGGGTAAAAAACCAATTCGTATTGGGTCGGTTAGACTATCATATGAAACACGAACCTATATTGGTTGGTGAAATTGAAGATGTAGAACAAATAAAAGAACATCAGCCAATTCTCTATGGTTGGCAATCAGAAGGTAAACACCCTTGGTATACCGATAGAAAACAGTCTTCTGTTCTCGAGTTTGACAGACCTAAAAGAAATGCTGATCACCCTACGATGAAACCTATTGAGCTTATTGGTTATCTTATTAAAAATAGTTCACAACAAAAAGATATTGTAGGAGATTTATTCCTTGGTTCAGGCTCTACCCTAATAGCTTGTGAGATGAATTGGAGAACGTGTAGAGGAATAGAGTTTGACCCTCAATATATGGATGTAATTGTACGCCGTTGGATAACCTATATGAAGACAAATAATTTAGGTTTTAAAGTTATTTGTAATGGAGAAGAGCTTTCAGAGGGAAAAATAAACTTATATTTAGTGAAAGAAAGTGAATAAAAATTTGTAGAAGAAAAATATTATTAGTAATTTTGTATTTGGTTTCTTATAAAAGAGTTCTATAACAAAATAAAAATAATTCAATATGAAAAAGTTTTTAATTATCTGCACTGCATTAATGACTATATTTTCAGTCAATGCACAAACTCAAAACGATGAAATTAACAAGTTAAGTGAACTTTTAAGGTTGTCTCTCAATAGTTCAAAACAAAGTGTTAAAGATTCTGTATTAGTAGAAATGAAAAAAATTACCGAAAATTCTCAATTTGAAGAAACTAAGAG